GGTATCGGTACTGCACAAGACGCAAAGTCTCAATACATCCGAATCACAAATCTTGACTCTAGCAATTTCGTTGTCATCAACGTGTACTTGGATCTGGCTACAGATGAGTACATCGCATTCAAGATCCCAGCTGGTGGATGCTTCCTCTTGTGTGAAGACAAGATGGAGGGTGGTGGAACTGCTACAACTACGCTGGACCAAATAGACGCAATCAACGCACAGGCAGATACTGCCACTGTGCAAGTAGAAGTATTTATAGCTGAGATCGCATAATGAAACACAGCAAGAAAAAACTAGCCACCCAAGCTGCCATTGCTATTGCGATGAAGAAAGCTGGGAAGAAGCCTAAGAAGTATCAAGAAGGTGGTCGCCCATCTGCCGTATCCGCTATCACAGCAGGTATGCGATCTGCTGATGCAGCCATCCAAAGAGAAGAGGGGGAGACTGAGAACCTTATGAAAGGTCGAACCTTCATTCCACGAATGAGTGCAGACGCTAAAGCAGCCCTGATTACAGCAGGACGAAATGCCCGTAAGAAAAGCCTCGAGAAAAGAATCGCAAGGAAGGAAGCGATAATCGACGCAGCCGAGGGTAAAAAGGCTGATGATCCCGACAAGGCCATTGGCAAAGTCATCCCGCTGGATGATCCCGACATAGAGTATGAGGAGATGGATATGCCAGAAGAAGAATTAGAGGAAGAAGATGAGCTCAAGTACGGAGGTAAGATCCTCAAGAAATACAAGAAACGCAAGAAACGCAAGAAGCGATGATGAATAACGGCACTATGGCTGACATGATTATGGAGGCCATGCAGAAGAAACAGGGTCCGAAGGATACCTTTAATATGCGTGGCGGGAAAGCGTCACCTGTAATGTACGAGGAAGAAACCTCTCGTGAGTTCGTTATGTACGAAGCACCCAACGGTGAAGAGGTGAAGATCTACGGTAGCTGGAATGAGTTTGCTGTGGATCGCAACGCCGAAGGCAATGACCTGCTCGGTGATGAGAACTTCCCTGTTATGCGAAACAAAGATGGCGAGTACATTCTCGACATGCAGTCATACGAAAACCAGAAGTCTGAATCTGAGATCATCGAGAAAGGTGAAGAGGAGGAACAGGCTCCAGAACAACCAAATAATAACATGCCCCCTAAAATGATGTACGGGGGTTCTATCAAAAGATTCAGATGAAACACGGAATGAAGAAATACGACAACGGCGGTAAGACCGAGCTTTCTAAAAGTGGTCTTGAGATTTTCGGTCCTAGCTACATTGCTGGTGGACAGACTTACTATGTCATGGAGAATGGCAAGTTGGTCAAAAAGAAAAACACTGGTAGCGGCGTTATGAAAAACAGCCCCAGCAAAGTGTACACTGCTGATGGTGAATTGCTTTACGTCAAAGGTCCAGATGGGGGCATGGTAAAGCCTTCTAAGGCTCAAAAGGAGGCAGCGGCAACTCGAGTTAAGCGTACTGATGTTCCTGATGGACCGCAGCCTGTTGCCGAGAGTCGAGGATCTAAAGGAGGTAGAGGTCAAGACCGTGGCCCTAAGTCTGGAGGAACGGCTGCAAAACCAAAAGATGAAGAAAAGCGTAAAAAGGAAGAAGCCGCTAAGAAGAGAAAGGCTGAGGCAGAGAAAAAGGCCAAAGAGCTTCGGGAAGAGATGGACAAAGTTGCTGCGGAGACTCAACCCATGAAGCGAAAAGAGGCTTCAGTCATCAAGCTTGCTGAGCCTGACACTGCTGAGCTGAGAATGACTAAAAGGTCTGTACCTAAGGCTGAAGAAAAAAAGCCCACCCGTTCTGAGAAAAGAATGATAAGACGAGGCGAGAGCGGTAGAGCTGACAAGGCTATGGGCAGAGCTGAAGCAAGGAAGACTAAGGCTCAATCTAAAGCGACTGTCAAAGAAACCAAGAAAGAGACCTCGAAGCTCAAGAAGCAGGTTGCCGGAGCTGAAAAAGCAGCTAAAGCAAAAGCCAAAGGTGACAAGAGAGTAGCCAGAGCTAAGAGCAAGAAAGAACAATTAGAGGCCCGTTTGAAGGCACTTAGATCATAACTATATTTGCAACTATGAAAGCTGTAAAGAAATACGGGAAGGGTGGTATGCGTATGCCCAAGTACCAGAACGGAGACAAGGTAAACAACGACCCACCCCGGATGACCAAAAATGACCTCAGAAAGCAGGTTGAGGGACTAAAAAAAGAGCGTGACAGGATGCTTTCTAGCGATTTTGTTAGGAAAGATAGTATGTTCGCTAAAGCTAATCCTAAGATGAGTGGTTTGAATTTCGGTCGTGTGGCTACACGCGACAAGACCGCTGGTCAGATCACGGACTACTACAACAATGAGATCAAGAAGATCGAAGAAGCCTTTGCTAAGGATAACCCTCCCTTGAAGCCATACAACAGGGAAGAGTTCATACGGGCAGTCAAAGAGGAACTTCAGAAAACCGGTCAGATACCGAAAGATTAAAGAAAAGGGGGCTTACACCCCCTTTCTTATTTCAGATCAATTACAACTGCACCAACATCACCATACTTAGGTGAGTCGTCATCTATAGTGAAGTACCAAGGTGTGCTGACCTTGTTGTAGTGCTTGTCAATAGCTACTGCATAGAACTCACCAGCGCAGTAGAAATGAAACCCTCTAGACTCTGGATCTGGACTACGCAAAGCGTAAGGGACGTGCTCGTCTTCTGACACAATACGCACCACCATAATCCAGCATGCATCTTCGGGAGCTGTCATGTCGCAGGCTACAAACCCTGTAATATCCTCTCCATAGAACAGATTGTAATTCTCTTCCCAGAAGTTATCCTCTGAGTATTGTGCTTGGATGTTGAGTGCAGCGATTACTGCGAGGAGGAATGCAATTGACTTTTTCATAACGGCTTTTGGGTTTTGCGTTCTGATCTTAGTATACGAACTTTACCCCATTCCCTCCAAATTTTCCGACCACTTTATTTTCTAGTACGTAGTACTAATCTAGGGCGTTGTAGAACCTCTGGACCAACAGCCTAGCCCTCTGAGTTAGCGCGTAGCGCACTCGGTAGTTGAACTTGGTTTCCTCCCTGAACATGTGATCCTCAAGTTCACGAGAGGGCGTGAGCTTGTCAAAGTGCTTGTAGATCAGATCCTGTTTCACCATCGGGTAGATCATACGCTTACCTACGTTTGACTTGTTCATCCCATACTCCTCTGCCACGTAGTCTATAGTAAAAAACTCGAGGTCATACGCCCACAGCATGAACTCCAAGTGACTAGCCGATACTTCGTGCGCCTTGCAGAAGCTCTCCCGTGTGTTACGCAAGTTCTTTAGGTAGTTGTACCCCAGATATCTCTCCTTCATGAAAGACACGTCTCGGAACATGCGTTTCTTCGCAACTCTGGACTTTGCCATAATTCGTATCTTTGAGATACAAATCTAGACGAAATGAACCAGCAGGAAGTCGAATTCATGGCGAAGGTCTACTTAAAGATCCAAGAGATCGAGGCGCTTACAAGAGAATACGGCTACGAGGATAGGGTCATGAGCGCAATGATTTTCGGCCTGATAGAGGAGGAGATGAAAGACGCTATTGAAGAAGGGAGAATGGTAGAGATGCAGTCTGTGTTCAGCTTCAACCTCGAAGACAAAGAGGAGCTCGAGACAGTGAAGAAACTCATGGACGCTACCTTCGAGGAACCTAAAGACAAAGGGAAGGGATTCTCAGACCTGTTCGGGGGCATTGACTTGAACCTGAATTAAAATGGACGGACTTATTAGGAAGATCGTGATTGGGAAAGATCCCAAGAACGGCATGGCATATTATGTTGGCATGAATGCTGGCGGCGGTAAAGTCGTGGCTATATTGCAAGACGAGGGGTATTTGTTTAAGTACTCCAAGACTAGATATCTCGTCTACATTGAAGATGACGAGGGGACTCAACTATGGAAGGCTATCGACGGTATGCCTTGTATACTTGAGTTTGATTTGAATTTTTAATTTATGAGGACACTTGATTTTTTCGTCGTTGACATACCGAAACGTCTCAACGACACTATCCGCACGCAAGGCGGGTTGGAACTTTTTGTAGATACAAAGTTTGATGAGTTTTCGCACAGGATTACTGAAGGTGAAGTCGTGGCTTCTCCAGAGCGCTATGACATTGAAGTTAGCAGTGGCGACACTCTATATTTTCATCACTTGGTGGTTGTCAACGATGGTCAACCGCTTACTGGAGTTGAGAACCATTACATTGTCAAATGTGATAAGCAGTTTACGCTCAACAACCAAGCGTTTGCTTACAAGTGTAAAAAGACTGGGGAGATCCATCCTCTCTTTGGTTGGACACTACTGGAAGCAGTTGATCAAGAAGATGAGCCAGCTTCTGAAATCATTGAGATCGTAAAGATCGAAGAAGACCCTGTCCGCACTGGACGAGTTTCATTCGACTGTGATGAGCTCGCAGAGCTGGGCGTGAAGAAAGGTGATGTCGTTGGGTTCGCCAAAGACATGGACTACCGTATCCAGATTGACGACAAGGAGTACTATCGTGTACGAGCAGAAGATCTCCTGTATGTCGAAACGTAAGTTCACCACCGTAGAGGCGGCAAGGCGACTCATGTCCAGCATGGAGGTCGCTATCGACAATATGATCGCCGAAGTAAAAAAGCCTGTCGATCCAGAAGCAGGTGGCTCTGCACGTAAAGCGGAGCTTCAATCAATTAAACAAACCGCCATCGACTGTAAGGAGCTACTGATCGAAAGACAGAAGCTGGAGCAGATGGTGAAAGAACTACAAGAGAATGGGAGCATCGAAGAAGACCGAGACTTCTCCGGAGGTATCGCAGAGCGATTTAGTAAGTGATTTCACTCACGACGACTTCTGGTATTTCGAAGACAGCTGGAACAAATCACACGCCGACCCATTCAAAGACGGGTATGTTCAAGGGCAAAAGGATCTAGCAAGGTTGATCATGGAGACTTTCAAGGAGCATGAGGTTCCTCTCATGCTGTGGGAAGCTCTTAAAGAATACTGATCATGCTGATCGAAGTAGAAGGCTATGAAGATAAAGCTGTTGTGGTGGACCCTCGAGGGACGCATGGAGAAGTCATCGACATCGACGGGCTACTTGTTGCGCTGCCGAAGAAACCACCCAAGAAAGAAATCCTATTCGCTGAAGAGCCTCGGAAGATGCAGATGTGGCGAAGGCTTGACGTGCCGCAAGAGCTGTCGTCAATACGAAGTATGGATGAGTGGTATGAGAAACCTGCTGAGTTCAGGAAAAAATTTCTTCCATATATCGAAAGGGAATTTGACCGCCGCCGTAACGGTGTTTGGTTTTACAATAATGGGGAGCCTACGTACATTACAGGTAGGCACTACATGCTACTCCAATGGACCAAGCTTGATATTGGACACCCATACTACTTTGCTTTCCAGCAGAAGATATTTCTACACATGGCTGCTTGCGAGGCTGACCCTCGTTGCATCGGCCAGCTTTATACTAAGTGTCGCCGTTCTGGTTACACTAATATCTGTTCTTCGGTTCTTGTGGATGAGGCTACACAAGTTAAAGACAAGCTGCTAGGCATTCAGTCAAAGACTGGTAAGGATGCTCAGGAGAACATCTTCATGAAGAAGACGGTGTCGATGTTTAAGTCGTACCCATTCTTCTTCAAGCCTATTCAAGACGGTACTACCAACCCACGCATGGAGCTGGCATTCCGAGAGCCGTCGAAACGAATCACAAAGAACAACAAGACATCCACCAAGGGTGATGCGCTGAATACAGTCATCAACTGGAAGAACACCACCAATAACGCATACGATGGTGAGAAGCTGCACATGCTGTACCTCGATGAGGCTGGCAAGTGGGAGAAGCCGGCGGATATACGTGAGGCGTGGCGCATTGAGCGCACCTGTCTGATCGTGGGTAGAAATATTGTAGGGAAGGCTCTGGTCGGATCTACAGTAAATCCAATGGACAAAGGTGGTGAGGAGTTCCGTGAGCTATGGGATGACTCCGACCCTACAGAGCGCAACGCCAACGGCAGGACTAAAAGTGGACTGTACGGACTGTTCATTCCGGCCTATGACGCACTCGAAGGTTTCTTTGACCAGTACGGCAACTGCGTGACTGAAGATCCCGAAGAACCTGTGATGGGGATAGACGGGGAGATGATCGACATCGGGTCCAAGACATACCTGAAGAACGAAAGGAATGCGCTGAAGAACAACCCTAAGGAAATGAACGAGATAGTTCGACAGTTTCCGTGGAGTATCGACGAGGCGTTCCGTGATAGTATCGAGGGTAGTGTGTTCAACGTGGGTAAGATCTACCAGCAGATTGACCACAACAACAACCTGTATCCAGACCCAGTAGTACAGGGGAACTTTATCTGGAAGGAGAAAGACAAAGAGGTTGTGTTCTCTCCTGATCCTCACGGCAGATTCCGAGTATCGTGGCACCCAGAGTCCCAACACAGAAACAAATACACTGAAG